CGGCCTGTCCTGGAATAAGCATCAACAACAATACTCTTGCTCAATTCCTTTGCTTCATTAATCCAAATACCTGTGAGTTCTAATGACAATAATTTCTTAGCATCATCCGGCCGGTCAATAGCAATGAACCATATTTCAAACTCGATGCTTGTTCCATCCGGCAAATCCTTTTGGTATAATCCGCGAATAGGTGAATCATAAACTATTTTGCAATCTTCATCTGGAACCCATTCCTGCCAAGTTTTAATAGTCGTAGTCTTAAGTTCTCCATAGGTATTACGAACCGCAGCCCAACGTGAACGCCGAACTTTATCTTTTCCCGGTGGCATATTTATTGCTTTCATTAATATTTCAGCTACACAACCAACAGACTTACCCGAACCGATAGGACCCATGATCCCTCGGAAGCTTGAATCGCTGTTATGAAACCTCGATATTGTGTCCGAGGCTTCGTATGTGATTATGTTGTGTTTTTCTGAAACCATTTAATACTGCTCCTGAAAAGCCTTTTCTGCTTTTGTTAGACATTTATCACATAGCGTATAAATTGATTTAAATTTTTTTCCACAATCATCACATTTTCTTACAACTGGCTCTCTTTTATTCATACTACTCTTCCTCCTTAGGTTTGATTATAAAATTGTAAGTTGTAGGAACTGTGCCCTTGACATCTATTTCTGATTTATCTTTCCATCCTTGATTCTTAAGTGCAAATATTGCGCCAGTCGGAGCTTTCCCTTGCAAGATTTGTTCGTAATGTTTCTCCATATAAAGCATTGCTCTTTTTACTATGTAAGAAAAACGGTTATCTTTGTTCTTATAATCATACATACTTTGCCTTGATTCAAAACCAAGAAAATATGCTAGTCCGCAGATAGTAGGAATCTTCTTTTTGTATAAAACTCCATCGGTAGTATAACAGGTTTGTTTGTCAGGACAATCATCAATATATAAATCTATCATTATTACTAAATCATCTGGACTTGTAAATATTGGTGGTCTACCATTCCCCACACTAAATATATTGTTTTCCACAAATTGTCCTTGCTCATTTCTTCCACACTCTGCAATAACTTCATCTTTATCATCATTTCCCTTGGTACAATCACCTTGCCCCTTTGCTTTCGCACCCTCTACGCCCTGTTTAAGAGCATCGTTTTTTGTAGTTTCCGCCTTTTTAGCCTTATTCTTAGCTATTTTGGTATTCTCTGCCCTTATTGAAGTTTCTCTAAGTTTCTTATTCTTCTCCGATTGCGCTGGCGTTTGGTTCATCGCTGATTCTATAATTGGTTTATCCATGGTATTTACCTCGCTGTTTGCTATTATTTACTGCCGTGTATAAAAAAAATCAACCTTAAAGCTCATTGTTTAGGCTTAAAGGCTGTTTAATAGGTATTTTCGTGTGTTTCTTATTCCATCGATCAATAAGAGCTTGTTCATAAAACTTTAACTCTTCTGGAAGTATTGGCGTTCGCATTTTATATAATACTTTTTTCGCTCCATCCCCATATTTCTTAACTGCATATCGTATAAGTCTTTTCCGGTTCATCGCTTCATCATGCCTTGCTGCTTCAAAATCATAGTCTGCTACATACGTTACTAAGGCAAGTTCTCTTATTTCTATGAATGATAAACTTGTTTGCCGTCTCATTTCTTTCAGTTTGGAATCTAATTTGGGTATCGGCATATATTTACTCCTATATACAAAAAGTGTTATCTCGTTTTAATGAGTATAACACCGTTTATGGTAAAAGTAAAGTTTTTTAGTTGATTTTCTTTGATTATGGGTTATTGGAAGAGGTCTGGATGTTTCATTATTGAGGCAGGCTCCTGATATTCAAATGGTATATTCCAAAAGTCCAACTCCTTTCCCATCCCACCATCTCCTATTTAAATACGTTAATTATTGGTTGCTTTACTTTAAAATATTATATTCTTTGCCATTATGTGTTGTTTGGGATGAAGCTTTCTTCTGCTCTTTAAAATTTTATCAGCCTCTTTTTGTTCGCACTCGAAGCATATATTGCCATTGAACTTATATGATTCTTTTGTTTCTCCACATTTCATACACTTTTTATCTTTAATGTTAAATTTTTTTTTATCCCTAGATAATAGCCATCTGCAGTTTTTGCATGTTACCATTTGCGAGCAATGCGTTGACTCTAAACATGTTGAATTATATGTTTTGTTGCATAGAATTTCACCATTATAATAATGTATCACTTTCCCATTCATCACTTCACCCTCTCTTTAAGTATTATTACCGGTTTAGTATCCTTGTACCGCTTCCACTTCATGACTTGCTTTGAATAGAAGAGGCTTTGTATTAGCCTTAGTAGTTTTAGCATGGGGTGTCCTGGGGTAAGTTGCAAATCCATTGTTCATATATCCTATGTGCTACTTGTGCCATCATAATTGGAGGTACTGACATGCCACAAAGGTATTTGTAATCAATCGAAATAAAGTTATAATCATTAGGAAATGTTTGGGCTAGTATAATTTCTTCATTGTTTAAATATCTTCCTGGCTCAATACATGATCCATCGGCTGAATTGCTGGTTATTGAATAGCATGGTTTGTTATCTGATTGATACATTTGAGAAAAATATCCACGTTTACCATCTATTCTCTCTTTTGTTTCACCCATACATGTTTCGGCTTTATCTCGTAATTTAAAATATTTTAATAAACCTTTGCATAAAGGTCTGTCTATACCGGTGGTTTTTATTTCATTAAATACTATTTCAGGTTCATTAATTTTTAAATCAATGTATGGTATCTCATTAAACATATCTTCATATTCAAGGCTATCTGCTAAGTCGTTCCTGATGGCTATAAAGAATACACGTTCACGTTTTTGTGGTACTCCCATAGTTGAAGCATTGAGTAAATTAAAACAAGGTTTATATCCGGCATTAACAAACGCATCATGTATTTTATATAGATATTCTTTGGCTGATCCCTGCATTAACCCTTTTACGTTTTCTGCGACTACAATTTTAGGTTGAAGTTCTGCCGCTAAGTCTATGAAGTCAAAAAATAATGTATCTAAAACTTGGTTTGATTGTCCCTCTCGGAACTTTTTATCTTTTCCCCAATCTTTTTCACGATTACCAACCATTGAAAAACTTGAACATGGTGGGGATCCATCTAATATATCTAGGTCATATAATTCAGGTGGTAAATCTTTGCGTTGTTTGAAGTCTTGGATAGGTTCAACGTATTTAAGTTTTGGATCGTGATTAACATCATAACATTCTGCCATGCGTTTATCTATTTCATTGTAACCCAATACATCATATCCAGCTAACTTATATCCCATAGTAGAGCCACCACCACACGCAAAGCAACTGAAGACTTTACTACCGTGATATTCTATACCTGGCGCCGGATAGCCGTCAGATAATTTCCATTCATAGCTGAATTTGTGATCTTTCATTCTGTCCATTCTCCGCTTTTTATAGTTTTGTTATTCTTATATTGATTGTGTCCGCAGGAATGAAGTCGAGTGTGGTCTGCTTTTAGCATGGTGAAGTTCCTTTAATTTAATATTCCATGTGCGAATTTAACCACTCCTGGAACTTGTCCGTCTCCAATGGCTTTTGCCCTGTGAATCCTATCGGGTACATCATTATTTTTTCTAATAATATCGGACTCATGTAATGCCCGAGATACTGTTGATTTTCTTCCCCTAATACTGCACAAAGCATCTTCCCATGTTTGCCGCTGCGCTCTGATGGTGCTAGCAATCTCAATGGCTTGTGGTCTTGGCTTTTTGTTGGAGTTGGCAATAATAAACAATCTACACCTTTTATGATTTGCCCCGGCGATGGTAGCTGGAATAACTCCCCATTTAGCATCATACCCCATTGAGGTAAGTTCTTTGAGTATTCGCTTAAGTCCTTTATTAATGAGATTTGGTGAATTTTCAATAAGCACTCTTGTTGGTCTGATTTCTCTAATAACTCTAATTCCCTCTTCGTATAGTCCGCTTCTTTTCCCGTCCAATCCTTTTCCGTCTGGATTTGCCGCGGATATATCTTGGCAAGGGAATCCCATTGATACCATGAGTTGCATTTTGATTCGTCGCATGATTTCAAAATAGCTTCGACACTCTGGATTATCAACTCTAAATGTTGTAACATCGTCCCAGATAGGGCATCTTGGGAATATTCCATCTCGCTGTCTGGATAGCAACATCTTTTTTCTGGAACTTTCGTATTCGACAAACCCGACAGGAACATATCCTGAGAGCATGCTTCCCAAGACTCCTCCCCCGCAACCTGTAAATAGTGCCAACTCATACATTTCAACCCCTCTTACTATTGATTATCAACATTAGCCCGAATAGCCATATCCCTATTACTGCGTATGTTAGTCCTATTGTGAAAGTAATCATTTTTTCACCTTGCTTTTGGGTTTACCAATTATTTGTTTCAACTCCACAACCAGCGCATCCATTTCAACCTTACACTTTGCCGCGATTGCCAAATATTTAGCCTTAAGGTATACTTTGCGTTCTTTCTTGGTGTAGTAGACTATTTTGATATGCTTCCGTTTATAATTTTTGGGAAGCTTTGACATTGGTTGAGCGTTTTGCTTAAAATCTCCGCCACCCCTGTATACCCACCCTTTACGGTTATCCTTGCTTCGTAATGATCCGAATGACATAGGATTGATTGCACGTTGCTTGTAATCCTTGATTTTGTTATCCAGGAGCTTAATGTCGCGCTCCATGTCCGTAATAATAAGCTGTTTCGCAAATGGAATCATTTTCTTCTTGGCGGATACATTACTGCATAATAGAACTACGATTAATACTGATAGTAGAGTTTTCATGGTTACTCCTTTGGTTTAATGTTTCTTGTCTCTAGGATTTTGCCGAGTGATATTGTATAATAAATTACCCTTGGTTCAGCTCCCCATTTTATAATCCCACATGTTGTAAAAATATCTTTTGCTTCAATATCAAAACTAGGCTTATCTTTGCCATATCCATTAGTAAATCTTACAATATCGAACTTTTTATCGAACAGTCTATTTCTCCAGTACAGTTTTCTTTCCCTGTACTCCTCTGTCTTTTCTCCAGACAGTATCATGTCAAACCATTTCTTTTTTAATGTCAAGTGTAATATTTTTTTCATATTATTTAACCTCTTTAAATTTACCGTCTTTGAGAGTATAATAAACATTTTCTTTTATATGTTTACCATCTACTTTTCTCATTTTAGCAAAAAACTTATCTGTATCATGATCATACTCGGTTAATACAAGATAACAGCCTAATACGCCTTTTACTTTACACTCATTGCCATTTGCTACCGCTACTGAATTTTTACCATTAACAGCAGACGTTGAAGAGTCGCCCGATGTAGCAGACGTTGAATAGTAGCCCGATGTAGCAGACGTTGAATAGTTGCCCGATGTAGCAGACGTTGAATTGTCGCCCGATGTAGCAGACGTTGAAGAGTCGCCCGATGTAGCAGACGTTGAATAGTTGCCCGATGTAGCAGACGTTGAAGAGTCGCCCGATGTAGCAGACGTTGAATAGTAGCCCGATGTAGCAGACGTTGAATAGTCGCCCGATGTAGCAGACGTTGAAGAGTCGCCCGATGTAGCAGACGTTGAATAGTCGCCCGATGTAGCAGACGTTGAATAGTCGCCCGATGTAGCAGACGTTGAAGAGTCGCCCGATGTAGCAGACGTTGAAGAGTAGCTATCACTAACTTTACTTTTTTCAAATATAAATTCAATACCAGCTTTAATAATTGCAGGGATAGTAATTTTTACACCAACTCTTAATTTTTTAGTGCAATACTTTACATTATCATCTGTATCGCATTTATCCAGAGCCTCAATTGTTGTAAATTCGTTATTGTTTTTTGGTGGATAATATTGAAATACTGACAACGGATTAGCGCAAAAGTGCATACCGTTATTGCATATACTGGCGTTATCCTCTGTGAAAACTGTATTTTCTTTGTACTTTTTAGGCTTATTTCCTGGGCTACATACTAATCCTTTTGAATAGCCCTTGAATCCTACCATTACTACTTTTTCTTTTTTCATCATCTCACCTTATTATTTAAGTTATCATCACCTGCATATAGTAATTATACCCTCATTTGTCGATATGTCAAGAGCTAAATGTATTTTTTTACATTTTTTTCCATTTTTTTCCACATTTGCTATTGACAATGCTTGTTTTGTAGTGTATTGTAGTGGTATAAACTAAATAAGGAGTTGGTAAGATGGAACGGATCATTGGATTCAAAAGGTTTAAGCAACATTGTAATAAAAGAGAGTACGGCATTTGCCAAACTTTATTTAATGGTAACAATAAATGCCAATGGGATGAAAAGAAAAGCAAATGCGCCGAAGCAAACTGCCCTGTATTTAAAAGACTTAAGAAGGTGGAAGTTTGCCACGTTAGAATCTCTGATACAGACCAAAGACTACCGGGCGGAGCTCAATGCGATGATAAAATAAAAGGTGCTGAACCGTTCGGTATCTGGATTGACGAAGCAGCATCAATTTCTAAAATCCTATTCAATAAACGTAATCAAAAAGGATAACACATGATAATCACGGATAAAGAAATTCTCAAGCAAGTTTCAGAGCCAGCAACACTCGATGAAGTTGAAGATATTGTTTCCCAGATCAGGACTGCATTACCTACTGCATGGACTGCCGGATGCGGACTAGCTGCAATTCAAGTTGGCATTCCTAAACGTGTTGGGTATATCCGTGTAGCTGATCTAGAGCTAATCTTGGTTAATCCTAAAATTACTTATCGCAGTGATGCAATGGATAAACTGGAAGAGGCATGTTTAAGTATCCCCAATAAGAAGTTTACTATCAAACGGCACTTCATGGTAGAAGTCATGGTAAATAGCTTTACTGGCGAAACTGATGAATTTACTGGTTACGTTGCTCAAGCTATCCAACATGAAATAGACCTCATGGACGGCAAGCTTATTGGTAATAAAGTTAAACGCATTATCAAGTCAGATAAAACAAAGAGTGCTAAGAATCGTGCTCGTAAATTGAGGAAAGGGAAATGAAAACTCTATCCGTATTATTAACACTCGCCACTATCGCCGGATCATATTGGTATCTTCCATGTTTGTTGATTGCCATAGTTCCAGCATTATTCGCAGTTAAACAGTTTGACATTAAATTTTAACCAAAGGAGTAAGTAAAATGAGTTGTAAAATATGTAGTAAGAGTAGTTGTTGTCCCTCTTTTCATTCCAGCGAAGTACAAGCCCATCATGAAAAATACGCAACAATGGACGCTGCTGAATTAAGAAGTGAGTGTGTTGATAAAGACAACGAAATAGAAGACTTAAACACTGATATAAAAGAATTAGAAAAACAGTTGAGCAACTAGACAAGCAAATTTTAATAACAAAGGAGGCATTATGTCAGAAAAAAAGAAAAAAACAGTAAAAAATCTTGTTGTCAGTATTGATTCTCACAAAAAAGTGAAAGAGCATTGTGATAACAAGGATATTAAAATGCAGGGCTTCGTTGAACGTATAATTGAAGCATGGTTTCAAGAACACACAGCAAACTAATATTAACCCACAGGAGATTTACAGATGGCTTACGATCACATTCAAAAAACATGTTACAATGCGTTCATCAATAACAGTAATTTAAAAGAGGCTGACGAATCCACGACCATCAAAGAGTTTGATATGGATAGTTTGGATGAAATGAGAGTTCTCCTGGAGATCGAAGAGGATTTGAATATTGAACAACTTCCTGACGAAACCATTGCGGACTGTACCACTCTTGGCGAACTTATCGCTAAAGTTAGAATATTAACCGGACCAGTAAAATAGGTAATCAATATGAGTTTATTCAACAAAATAACAAAGCTGGTTAAAGAGGACTTTCAGAAAAAGAAAGTTAATAAGAAAAAGAAACAACAAGAGGATATTCCAAATGAATAAGACTTTGTATTTATCTGAATCAAAGGCAATACATCCAGCAAAAGACGAAACTCAATATTTATTTCTCTGTGCTGATGTAGATGTAGATTTGAGTGATATGTCATTTACAACCGAAAAAGTTTATCATTCAAAAGAGGTATATACTACAATTCACTCGATGAAATGTGGTAGACCTATCGAAAAAAGCATTGAGCAAGTATTGAAGCGTGAAGAATATCCAATCAATATGAGTTGTTTTTCCGCTGAATCTCAAGCTTTTATTGGAAAGCTTATAGAGGAAAGCGTTGAATCAATAACCGAAGAAGAAATAAATGAATGGGTTGCTGATGCAAAGATGCAAAGTCAACTTTAATTAACCATAACAAATAAGGTGTTATTATGAATGAAGAAATGCAAGAAGTAGTAGTAATGGAAAAGGGCGAAGTTCAATCCCTAAAGGAAATTCAAGGACAAGTTCAGATCGTCCAAGAGGCCATGAAATCGGTTATGAAGAAAGGATGTCATTACGACACTATCCCCGGATGCGGCAAAAAACCTGTATTATTAAAGCCGGGTTCAGAAGTCATATTGTCAATGTTCCGAATAGGAGCTGACCCAATCATTGAAGATTTAAGTGATGGAACCGAATTCCGTTATCGCGTTAAATGCCGTGGTTTTTATATCCCTACCGGTAACACGGTTGGATATGGTGTTGGCGAATGTTCTACTGCCGAGAAAAAATATGCTTGGCGCGCTGCGGTATGCGATGAAGAATATGACGAAACCGTTGAAACCCATAGGCGCAAATATTGGTCTAAAGGTTATAATGACAAGAGCGCGACCTGTGTTAAGCAAATTCGTCAAACTCCTGCAGACATTGCGAATACGGTTCTCAAAATGGCAAAGAAGCGCGCGCAAATTGATTTATGCCTGACTACCACCGCTTGTTCTGATATATTTGTCCAAGACTTAGATGAAGAAGCTGTTCAAGAGAACGCTCGTCAAGATGGCGGAGCTTCCTATCGGAAACCACAGGCACAGCAACAATCAGCTTCACAATCGCAGGAGCGGCAACAAAACACGGCTCCGGCTGGTGATTGCATAAGCGAAAACCAAGCGAAACGCCTATTTGCTATCGTTATGGGTCAAACCGACAAGCCAGATGGATACACAAAAGAGTTTGTTGATGCTTGGCTTTTTGCCACTTATGGTATTAATCGCTACGAAGAAACCAAAAGAAACGTATATGAAGAAATTTGTAATCACGTTTTAAATACAACAATTCCGGCTCCAGGAGCATAATGTTAATCCTAAACAAAGATAACCATGAATACAGGTATAATGGGGTAGTTATCCCCTCTGTGTCAGAAATTCTTGCAGGAGCCGGACTAAGTAATTTTAGCATGGTGAATGCAAGAATGCTTCAAATAGCCCAAGAGCGCGGTGAGTTTGCTCATTTAGCTTCTGAGTTGTTTGATCGAGGTACTCTTGATGAATCAACGGTTGATCCTGAACTAAAAGGATACCTTGATGCTTGGAAATCCTTTGTTTCTGATTATAACCCAAAATTCAAGATGATAGAAGTAAAACTCTGCAATCTTGATTTGTGGTTCGCTGGTACTCCGGACAGACTCGCAATAATTAAACGTAAACAAATTATAATCGATATTAAGACTGGGGTAAAATCTATATCGCATGAAATTCAACACGGCGCGTATTCATTGTTTAAGGAAATGAAGAACGCCAAACAAGCATGGACTGTCTATCTTAAAGATGGTTCATATAAATTAGAGATTCACGACTTAGAGAACGGACGGAAAATCTTTCTGTCTGCTCTTGATATTCACAAATATAAAAATAGAGGATAAATAATCATGTCAAACGAACTAATGAAGCAAGAATTACAACCGGCATTACAGAACGCAAACGAACTCGTAATCAACGATCAACTATCATACGGGCAGGCTGGTGAAATGCTCAAGACGGTTAAAGCTCTCGCTAAGAAAGTTAAAGAAACTTTTGATCCTATTTGTGAAAAAGCCAATGCTGCCCACAAGGAAGCAACCGGCAAGCGCAAAGAGCACCAACAGCCATTGGTTGATGCCGAAAAGCTTATCAAATTAAAGATGCTTGAGTATTCCGGCGAGAACGAAGTCCAGAAGATTGCCGGAGTTTCAATATCGGATAATTGGGATATAGTTATTGAGGATGAATCAAAAATTCCTCGTAAATATATGATACCGGATGTCAAAACATTAAAGAATATTGCTAAAGCCAGCAAGAACACTTTAAAGATTGCTGGTATCAAATTCGTCAACAATCGTAACATGGCTACAAGGGTATAAATGCCAGAACTCGGAATAATCATTAGAGGATTTAGTAAGGGAGACAAGCTTGTTCTTTCAACATGGGAGCAAGAAGTTCTGAACCAAACCTTAGAAGCTAATCAAGGAAACCTCGAACTGGTTCTTCGGAGGCACGATCCAGAACGAATAATAAGTCAGAACGATATGTATTGGGTAGTTTTAGGATACATGGAAGATTACACGGGGCATTCAACAAATGAACTACACAAGATTTGCAAGCATGAATTTAACAGAGGTAAATCAACTACAAAACTTAGCAAAAGAGAATTTTCTAACTATCTGGAAAGAACAATCGTATTAGCTGCCTCTTTAGGGGTTAATATTCCAGACAAAAAAAGAATTGATATAATAAAGGAGCAACACGATGAAAAAGCATTTCAAAAAACATGACGGATTTAACGCCTGCCACGGAAAACGAAAAGATAATTCTACTGAAAAGTGGCAGGATGTCAAATGCGGTAACTGTAAAAAGAATGGACAATATTTACAGGCTCGTCAGGATAGCCCGATAGACCACCCTAATTTCCGCAAAGCATTAGCGGATAAGGTGGATATGAAGCTGGAAGTAACACAGGCGG